TTAAAGAGCTAGGAGAACAGGAAGAATGGGCGCACGACAAGCGAGTTGGACGCGAGGTTGGCGTAGGCATACCCGTTGCCGGCGACATTGCAGAAGGAGGAGCCGCTGATGATGGAGGCCAACCACGAGTAGCTGCGCGAGCCGCCCTTGCCGCGGTGTGCAATACGTTTGTTTGGACAGAGAGCGAAATAAGCAAGCTGAGTCGGCATCGAGATTTCATCCATAACGTTGTTGGCACGGACGACTTGACCATAGACCATTGACTCGTTCATCAGTTCGACACGACAAGTGCGCCAGTGGCTTGCGGAGGTAGAATCGGAAAGATGTTTGCGAAAATGCAAGATATGGTCGTTACCAAAGGCAGTATAGATGGCTCTGCGGTAATCTTCCAAAATACCAAGCGTAAACACGATTTTAATGGTATCTCCGTCAACAGGCGTGCCGGTATAAGTGATGCCATAGGCGTTGAGATTTGCGCCGACGGCCGCACCGTTGTATTTCCACTTGCTCGTCGCACCATCGTAAACGAAATCATACTCCTCGCCAGCACCCGCCGGGTTGAGCGAAGATTCGAGGAAGGTCGTATAATCTGCCGTTATAGTAGTGAGAGTTCCGCTAGTTCCAGCCGTGTAAGTTGGAGTAATCTGACCGTGCATCTCTGAGCCGTAGTAACCTCCGGTGGTAGTATTCGTGCTGTTCATATGAGCGGTTTCATAAAACCCGTCTGCTGGTATCATCAAGAGATGGTGTTGCGTCAAGCCGCTCCCTTGGTCGCCGCATTCGAGATACGGATCAAATTCTGCAATTACAAAGTCTTGAGCTCTTTCTGAGTTATTGCCAACTTTGACAGTTTTAGGGATATAATCGCCAATATACATACCTCGATAATCGCCAGATTGGATTTTTGCGTGGATTTCTTCTTCGGTAAAGTGATCGAGGAGATTGTCGCCGCGGTAGATGGAATTATGAAACCCAGCCGATGCGTTTTCCTCTACATATTCTTCCAAATCATCCTTCGTCGCCAAGACATCAGTGTCGGCGGCAAACTCCGTGCCATCAAGCGAAAGACCGTTGCCGGCGGTATAAGTGGTATCTGTCGCCTCGATTGTATCGCCAGCAATGGTGATATTAGTTCCAGCGGTTAATTTGTTTTGTTTGCCGCTATTCAAACTTGCGATGTCGTTGGCGTTTGTGCTGATTTGCGCCACCAATTCTGCAGTAATCTCCGAATTGACAGCCGCCCATTGTTTTGCGGTAAAGCTCGAATTATTGAGGCGGTATTCTTTCGCCCAAGTGACGGTCGCGCCAGAGACGGTCGCTTTATACCTGTCGTAATAAGTATTGCCAGAATCGTCCGTGCCAGTAACAAAGGCATAATCGTTATTCGTGACCGGCCCCGAATATGCTTCGAGAGCGGCGACGCTTGTAAAGGGTTGACCGTTGTCGGAGATATAGTTGGCGGTGTTCGTAGAAATAGAACTATTCACAAACGCTTTGTCGGCGAGTTGGTTTTGCGCGGTGGCTTGCGTTGGGATTTTGCCTTCAACTGTCGTGACGCGTCCGCCAAGTGTTGAAAGAGCTGTATCAAGCCCAGAGATATTGGACGTGTTTGTGGCAATTTGAGCGACCTTGGTTGAGTCGATGCCGGAGTTGACGGCGTCAAGTTGTTCGGAGTTAAGCTGCGCCTGCTTGCCGTTAATGGCGGTTTGAAGTGTCTCGTCGGCAGTTTGGCGTGCACCGGCTTCGGCAAGGATTTTGCCTTCGAGTTCGGCTTTATCGCCCGCTTCCTTGCTGATAACCTCGTTGATGGCGTTGACAAGATTCGAGGCGTCTTCAGTGTCGAGTTTTGCCAAATCGCCAATTTTAGCGAAGATGGTTTGCACGACATCCGGTGTTGGCACAACGGCAGAGTCGTAATCCATATTCGCTGGCAAGACAACTAATTCGTTGCCGTTGAATTGCGAAGTGGTAGTAATTTTGACTTCCGTGCCCTGATAACCCATCGCTCCCACTTTGATTCTTGCGATTTTGCCTTGCGGAGCTTGGAGTGCTTCCCAAGGAATATCTACGCCCTCGCGCCTATCATAAAGCGAGATAATGGGGTTTTCGAGATGAGCCGCAGAAAACGATACAAGAATCGCATCGGTATTATCCCAATCGCTATCAAAAGCGATTTTAAGTTTATATAGATTGACGGAGCCGGCAACGTTTAGCACGGCTTGGTCGAGCGTGAGATTTTGCCCGTTTACCGCTCCCGTAATTACTTTTTTGTTCATATTGTCTCCTTATAACTTATTATTTTGTTAATCCTTGTTGCCACCCCGCCAACGGAGCCAAGTGCTCCCGTTATTCTTACTCCGCCCGGACCAACGCCGTTGATGCTCCCCGTAGAAAACTCAATGTCGGGAGCGTTATTTGTGCCAGCAGTGGTGCGGATTCGGGTTTTGAGAACGTAATCGCCGTAGGCGAGGTCAGAAATTGTAAATGTTCCTGTTCTCGCGGAGGTGCCGGAAAATGTGGCTACGGTTACCCAAGTCACGCCCTCGTCGAGCGAATATTCAAGCGTCTTGTCGAGGGCGCCGCCATCCGCCACGAGCGAGTAGTTAAAGAGGGCGTTTTTGTTTGATACTTTGACAAACTCAACCGTTGGAGCCGGGGCGAGGGTATATACCGCGCCGCCATCATAGCGGTAGTCGGAGTTGCTCGAAACGGCGTATATACCAAGATAATAGCGTCGGTTGGGCAAGACCATAAACTGCGGGTTGTTCGCCGGCGTTTTAGTATGGTCAAGCGTCGCGGTGTCAGAGCGAACATTATCACCTAGACGGACATAATACTGAGGGATGCCGCCCGCGTTGTAGGCGGATTCGAGAATAATGAGTTCTACATAACCAGTATTCGGATCGCCGAAGCTGGAGATCCCACCCGTAACCGTGAAGCGATCAGTTCCGGGCGTAATCGAGGAGAAGTTGCCACCAGATGGGAACTTAATCGAGAACTCGATAACACCATCACCGTCGCTATTGATAAAGCGGAAAGTCTGCGAGTTCGTCCCAGAGTTCACATCAAACTCAAAATCCGCAGGATACCAGTTATAGGTTGGGTAATCGTAATAGCCAAAGGTCATCGTTCCAGAGAACACCGTTTGGACTCTTTGCCATCCGTTGACGTATTTGTCGAGATAGAGGGCATAAGTGTAGCCCGATGCACTCCCGTAACCTTGTTTGTGCCAACTAACGGTTTGACCAGAGACCTTGACCTTGTTGCCTATCCTAGTAACCGTAGCGGAGTAAGTTAGGTAGATACCATCGACGCCCGCCCAATCTTCAAGGTGCCTATTATTTACCCAAGTAGTCATAACTACTGACTCTCCTCGTAGCCGAAGATGAAGTGATTTCTTTTAAGTGGGGTGCCGACATAGTTCTCCAGTTCTGACTCCGGCACCATTTTGATGAAAAACGCCTCCTCGGTCTCTATCAGCGAATCGGTAATCGTGTCTGTCGACGCAGATAGCGTAATATACGCTATAACGGCGTATGCTGCTTGGCTTCCGGTTGCGCCGTCAGAGGTAATAGCACTGCGAATCTGTGTATCGGTTGGTTTGGCGGGGGTGGCGGCGGCGGTGCCGTTGACCGCAATCAGCCCACACGAACTTGGATTGCCAGACACGCTAGTGTCGGTGCTAGCAGCAGCCAGGTCGTCGGTGTAAGCGACGATCGCCACAATTTTCTTATTCGATGACGGAGCAGTAAGGGTTAGCGTTGCGCTGCCGGCAATATCGAGCGCAATTTTGTAGCCGCTTGGTGTCTCCGCGATGATGACATCGGGCTTGGCAGAACTTCCGCCAACGGTAACGTTGAGACCAGTGCTAGACACTACGCCATTACCATCGAGAAGTCCCATATCATACGGCTGGAAAGACGCGTTTGCCTCCAAGACACTCGCACGCCCGCCGTTCCTTGAGTGAAGCCTAACAATCGAGTTAGGGTTGGTCATAAGCGTTTCCTTTCTAGGGTTATCCGCCTATTGACCGCAAGCGTGGCGTGCTAATCTTCTTTTATTATAGCATAGAAAACGAACCTGCGGACGGCCCACTCGCAATAATTTTGATTTGATACGTAGTCGTTGCGGAGTATTGGTCAAACTTTATCTTAATAACCACCTCCCCGCTCCCGTCTTGTGGCTCGTTGACCTGCGGAATCGGGCTGGTTTCGTTATTATCGATAGTAATTGAGGCGCGGAGCGTGGTAAAAGACGGTTTGCCAAGACCGTGATTGGGGGTAAACTTAATTCTGACTTCGCGTTGCCCTCTGACGCTAAAAACCTGCGAAGTCTGAACTACAAAACGCACTTTAGAGGCGGCAACGGGGTAAGTGGCTTTGAGAGCTTTCATTTCGTCTTCTAATGCCATCAAATCTCTTTCGGCGTTCATTTTATGCCTCCCAAATCATTTTAGCCGTGAGAGTGCCGTTTACGAGCGTCTGGACGGTAAAATTATAATGGGTTGGTGCCCAGCCGCCGCCCGAATAACGCGGAGCGTTGGCAACCACCCATCTTGCTCCGCCGCTATAAGGAACTCGTCGGATGATGGGAGGAATGTCGTAATCTCCGTCGATTTCCAGTTTTGCCAGCGTGTTTGCGCCCTCGCTAGTGTTTAGCGTGACAACAACGCGCTCGTTGTCTTCGTAATCGAAGCCTGTGCCGGAGTAAACTTGCCGGCAGGCATTTTTTGAGGTAGCATAACTGAGTGTCTTGGTGTATAAGGGTATGCTCGTCGCCGACTTCCTAAACGTCTGCTTGAGAGCAGCGAGTTCTCGTTTGAGGTTTCTTACAATTTCTGATACCGTCATTTAATCCTTTCTAGCGTCAGCGTTCCTTCGACCGTAGAGAGAGCCTCAACACTGACATTTATAGTGGCTGCGCTGCCGGCATAAGGAGCGATAGCATTGAGAACATCGATATAATACGTTACCGAGCCGTCCGTAGCGGAGTGAACGTAGCCCTGCACGTAGAACTCCGTCATCACATTCGGATCGTTCCCCGTAATCGTTACTCCCTGCGTCGCCATATATTGGGTATAAGTCGGCGAGACAGATACGTTGAAAGCAAAATCAACCATCGGCGACATTGTTTCTCCGTCGATGCGAGTAAAGGTCGCTGCTAACCTTGCTACGACGAGGTCTTGACTTGATGTGTTGATGTTGCCTTGATAAGATTGGCTCGGTGTAGTCTCTGGAAAGCGTAGTGCTCCAATAGACATCGGCGAGCGCATTTTGAGAGCCGTGAGTTCGTTGCTTATGCGTCTGATGAGATTTTGCACACGATCAATCATTACTCCTCCTCGATAGTTACCGGCAAAAGTTTAGGGGTAACGGTGGAGACATCATTGTCGTCCCATTCTTCTTCAATACCAATTATGCGATACCACCCCGAATCGTCGCCCAAGTCGTCAGTTTCTTCGCTAAAATAGAAGGTATCGCCGAGCGCAAGTCCATTGTTAAGGTTTCCGGCGTTTCCCCACTCAATGGGGATCCCTACGCATCTAATCGTCGGCGTTTCTACTATGGACGAGCGAGACGCCAATTCGGTGCTAGCGGCGGCGTTGACCGCGTCTTGGCTCTCCAGGTCGCTTCTCGTGATATAACGCCGGTAATAGCATTGTTCCGCCACAAAACTGTCATCTTGCGCCACGCCAAGATTGGCGGTTTGCTCGCCGTCTTCAACGGAGCCAACTTGTCCATTTCCAGCCACGAGAACGTGTGAGGCAAAATCGTTGGTTTCTTCGACAGAGAAATCGCTCGCCCAGAGTTTGTAAACTCCGTCCCCTGGATAGCGAATAATGATGTTTTTCTTTTGTCCGCGGGGTTTGAGGATGTCGATTAGAATATGCGTATAATCTTCTGGATCAGCTCGAAAGACCACGTCGAACTTTCCCGCGCCAGTTACGTTATTCATCCGGTCGCAGAGGGCTTTGGCGATGGTCTGAAAGTCCTCATAGGTTTTAGTAATGGCAGGAAGCGTGTCGACGGTGCCATAATCCCAGTTCAACGTTTCGCCCGCATCTTCGGCGTGGTCGACAAAAAGGTCAATGAGATCTTTGACGTAGAGGTGGGCGGCTCTGTTCTCGAATCTGACGTAAGGATCTTGAGGATTAGCGGCGGAGCAGACGAGGTCGCCGGAAAGCCTCGCAAAATGCTCGTAAAAGGTCAAGGAGAGTTCCTGCGCACTGCCCACGCCACTACGAGCGGGTTTGGCGGCGAGCCAACCCGCAAAGCGCGCATAGCCGTTGACTTCAAAAACAATTCGGGTTTTGCCGATTTTGAGAAAGTCGCTGGCTGGCTCATCTGTCCGCTTCGCGATAAACCTCTTAAACATCGTCCAGTTGATGGAGAACATAAAAGTGTCCGCCGTTTGAGAAGTGGTTTCGCTCTTGAGGCTCTCTGACAGTTTACGATTTTTGGCGTATTTGTTGAGGTCGCCAACTAGCGAATCCCCAAGATAAAGAAGAAGTCGATTAGCCAAGGTAGTTATTCCAAGTTAAGGTTGATGTAGTGGCATCTCCGCCCTCCGTCTCGAATCCGACCGCATTCGAGCCACGGGCAAGTTTAAGCTCGCCGGAAAGGTTTTTACTGACGACGACGCCGTCGAGTTTTGCCGTCCCCTCCCTAAAATCCACGACGAGCGTCTGTCCTGCCGCCACCGTTCCATTATAGGTCGCTTCTGTTCTCGTGGTGTTATTGCGAATAGAGGGATTGACCGCCGTTCCACTGATAACCCAAGTCGGGTAAACGTCCAACTCTGAATCGACGCTGATATTTTTAAGTCCACCCTCGCCCGTCGTCCACACTTGACCGACCGAATCCCACACTTGCCCTTTGGCATCCCATTGTGAGCCGCCGGTTGCGCCGGAAATCAGCCCGATTGGAACGGAGTTGGCTGGGATTTCTTGACCGGCAGCGTTCTCCGCATATTGTTGGAGAGCCGGCGAGCCAATGGTCAGTCCCACGCTCCAGTTAGAGTATTCTTCCGTAGGAGTGGGCGGCACTTGCAGGTTTGTAGAAATCCAAGCGTCGCCACTTCTAAACAGTTCTCCTGTTACTCCAGCCTCTCGTGAGGCCTTGGTGTAAACGATGAAGAAAGTATGCTTGATTTGGAAGAACGCGGTCAGACGGCTCCGTAGCGTCCAGTAATCCGTGTTTTTGGCAAAAATCAGCCCGTTGATCTCCTGCTCGAAGCTAGGGAGTTTCTGCGCGATCATCTCGCCGCCGTCCGCCTCTGTATAGTCGATAGCGGTGGTTTCCACGTCCGGTCGCATCAAGAGATTAGCGTTATCTTCCGCAAGGAAGACTTCTTCGGCATCGAACTCTAGCGTCGCGCCGTCGTCGCGAACAAGTTTCTTGATATAAAAGTAATTTTCCATCTAGTAAACTCCTTGGGTTTTAAGTGCGATTTTACGAGAGATGATGTTGGCGAGTTCTTCGGGAGATTTGTTGTAGCCGTTGATGATAATCTGAATCGGGCGCGAACGGTCGCCGGAAAGTTCACCGCTCTCATTGAGCTTGTCGAGGTTGCCGTAGCCAATTTTCTGCGCTGCCGCTGCTCGAATCACATACTCTCCTTTGGATAGAGCGACAATGTTTGAATCGCTTGTCGCCGTCCCAAGTCCGCCAACAACGCCGCCGGTCGCCAATCTTGGAAGTTGGACAAGTCCAATTTCTCCGATATTTACGCCAATCCAGCCAAAGGCACTGTTGATAATTCCGATAAAGCCGTTCAAAAGACGAATCGGAGCATTGACGACATTTTCGATGAAAGCCAGAACGCCGTTAATGGCGGTTTTGAATATGCCCTTGATGAAGTCGCCGAAGTTCGATACAAACTTGCCAAAATTATTCTTGAGCGTTTCCCAAAGTTTGGCAAAGAGGTTGCCAAACGCCTCAAGCAGAGCACCGATAATTCGAGGCACTGCTTTGACAATTCCGAAGAAAAGTTCAACGGTTGCCTCAATAATTTTGAAGATATTATCTGGATCTGTTAGAAAATCGATGATATTCGTGATTATATCTGGGAGAGCATCAATAAGGGCAACAATGATGTCTGGGATAGCGAGGACAAGTTGCATAAATAAATCGATTGCGGCTTGAAAGATTGTCGAAAGCGTTGTTGGCGACAATAGACTCTCTACAAGTGCTGAAATAATCATCGGAATCGATTGGACGAGAATCGGGATAATAGTAGGCAACATCTCTACGATTTTTACCACTAGTTGAGTAATACCTTTGATGATGTCTGGTAACATTTCTAGCACGGTTTCAAGCAGTGGCGGCACGAGTTCTACGAGCATAGGCAACAATGCGACGACCGCGTTGACAAAACCTTTCATCAGTTGTGGCAATATCTCAATAATGCGATTTTTAAGGCGTTCAAGCGGTTTTTCTACATCTTCGCCATCAAGCGCGGCAGTAATGACTTGAGTAACGGCTCCAGAGAGGTTAGCAAGTTTAGTTTGGATTGTGTCCGTCGCTGCTGCCGCTTGTTCCTCAAAGGACTTAAAATCGCCTACGCCGTTCTGGTTAAGTTCGACAACTTTATCCATAAAGTCGTCCATCGAAATCTTGCCAGTTCGGAGTGCGTCTCCAAGTTCGTCCGCGGTCATTCCGAATGCTTGTCCGAGTTGAGTTGCTTGAGCCGGCATAGCGGTCAAGATTGATCGCCATTCCACCATATCTGGCTTACCTTTAGCGTAGGCTTGAGAGATTTGCTCCAAAGCCGAAGCTTGAATCTCCGATGAAGCCCCGCCTGCAAGAAGTGCATTATTGAGAGCTAAGAACATATCTGTGGACTTCCCGACGTCCATACTTTTAGTCGTGAAGCGTTGAACGGCACCAGCTGCGTCTTGAAGTGTTGTCGGCAAGCCCGTGAGCTTGTCGGCAAGTTTGTCGATTGCGGCTTGAGAATCTTCGGAAGAAATGTTAAGATTGCTCATCACGTTTGAAAAATTATTGAGAATATCAGAACGCTCGATGGCTGCATTGAAGTTTTGCGAGACGATGCTCGTAACTTTTGAGAAGATTTTTTGAGTAATACCGGATACCGCCCCCATTTTAGCCGCAAACCCAGTAGTAAACTTACCACCTGCTTCGCTACCGGCGTCAGATGAGCCGGTGTTAAGTTCCGAACTGATTGCGCTTTTGAGACCACTCGTCGATGGCTTAACTTGTATCCACGCTGTCCCTATTGAAGTATTTGCCACGGCTCGCCTTTCGTATAAGCTTAACCGCCTATTGACCGCAAGCGTGGCGTAATGTTATACTTATTATAACATTATTTTCTAACTGCGAGGAGATATTACGTGAAAACTGCCAATTCGGGGGGGGGGGGGGGTAGGGTTTCTTTATAAGAGCCTTTCCAGTGTCCTAGCGAAAACCACATCAAAGTTAAGACAAAAACAGATAGAACAAAAAACCGTAGTGATAGCCGCCGGTAAACATCTAGTTATACCAGTTTACGGAGAGCACTATGCTCAAAAAGGAAAACAGAAGGCAATCGTTGCCTCACGTGGAGTGAAGAATTTTACTTTGACTCCGCAATGTCGTTATCAAGCGGAAAATGGTTGGCCAGAAATGCCCTTTTGCAACGTTAATGTTTGCGAAAGCCTTGAGACTACCGAGAACAACTGGATTGGTTACATCGCCCCTCCACTAGAAATCGATAATTCTACACAAAGAGAGCGTTCAAAATATATAAAAAAACTAATTGCGATTTCCGCACAACTACCAGTAATGGTCGAAGGAAAAGTTATTGACGAGAGAGATAGTAAAGGATCGTTTCAGATGCTTATTTTTGCGTCTCGAAAGAGCATCGATGAGGCATACGACAAATATGTCAAAAACTCGCTCCGCTAGAAAAACGAGATAGCCAACCTGGATTTCTCTTCAAGACCGCTCCTGTTCGTGCGTCGCCGGCCTTAATTCGATAAGTTGGTCGGATGCCGCTTATATATCTTGAGTTGACTTTCGCCTCCCGATATTCGAGAATAAACTCGCCTTGGAAGCCGAACTCGTTAAGAAAAGCCGCCCTAGTTTCCGATAACGCCCGCTCCATCACGTCTCGTTCCGCATCTTTAAGCCTCGACGATTTATAGATAGCTTTTTGCACGCCGGTTTGGTCAAGATAAAACTTTACGTTTTTGCTCATTATGTCATCCTCACATTCGGGTTGCGTTGCTGCCAAAAGGCTCTGAAGTCCTCCATCTGCGCTTTGCTCATCTTTTTCTTCTCCTTCTCTCGCTTCTCCGCTTCTGCTTTGGCTTCCTTGACATATTTTGGTTGCCACTGCTCGGCGGGTTTGGCTTTTTTAACACCCTTCTTCTTATTGACGTTGATAAAACTACAATGGAGTTCATCGAGTTTAGCGAGGATGCGACTTTGTGTCTCCTTGTCCCAATCCCAATCTTTGGCGGGGTTAATCGCCATCATCACTCGCGACTTTGGCGGTAATTGAGCGAATAGCCTCCCAGCTCGCCAGAAGTCACGACGGATGATTTTTTTAAGGTCTAGGTGGTAATATTGCTGGAAGTCCGCCTCGATTTCGTCAGAGTAGATTACCAACGCTTCTGCGAGGAGGATTGTGCTTTTGGGAAAAGCGCGCCGATCTTCTCTGCAATTTCGAGCAACCCATTGACATCAAAAACGCCAGTTTTTTTAATAAGATATTGCCTAACCTCGTCATATATCTTATCACCACCAACCAATACAAAATATAATCTGATGCACTCTGCGACATCGTTGTCTTTTTGAGCTTTCTGAACATCACAGATGAAATCAAAATCGTTCAAGAGTTCTGGTCTGACTAATTCTACTGTCTTTCCCGGCCACAATTCAACGGTTTTGGCTTTGGTTTCGTTATTGGGTTTTCCCATATTCCTCCTTTTAAGGTTGGTTTTAATCGTCTGCACCTTCTAAAACTAACACTCCCCTTATTATACCAAAAAACCCGCATTTTGTGCGGGTTTTGTTCGGTTTTTTCTAGGCGGACGCCGATTGCGCGGCAGACAGATAAGTTCGGCAGTAGGTCTTCTTGGTAGAGCCTGCTGGGGTGAACTTGTATGCCTTGATAGACACGGGGAAAGAGAGCGGATCGGAGTTGTTGTAGGTGTGGTCGCCAGAGCGGTCAACAAACTGAGCATCTCCGAAGATTTGACGCTTAACTCTTGGGCTGGTCGAGCCGTTGTTTTGAATCGTATCAACGACCAAAACGCCTCTCGGTAGAGGCTCGCCGGTGTCATCCCACGCCATTGAGCCATCGCCGTTGACGGTCACGTTGGCAGCACCGTAGCAGAACTGTAAGACCGCCACTCTTGAGGTTTCCATAAGAGCGAGCGAGACAGTTTTACCATAGCCAGTGTGAGAACGTCCGACGGTTTCTGGCCCCCAAGCCTTGATGTCGTCGCCTTCTTCTTCGGTGCTAACAGTTACGCCGTCCTCAGTTACATAGCCAAGGTTGACGAAAGCGTTATCGAGCTCCGCGTCTGCGCTTGTTGGCAAAGTTGTTCCTGCTGGAGCGAAGAAGACCGCGCCACCTTCTTTCGGAAGTCCAATCGTGATGTTGGATTTATCGTTTTCCACAGTAGATTTCCTTATTTAAGTTTAATAATAGGCTTGAGAGTTCCCCGCCCAAACTCTCAAGCCTTGGTGCCTAAGCGGAGCCAGCGGAAGCCGTAACCACGGCAAGCGCATCTGGGTTGGCGATACCAAAGCCGACGATGACTTCGTAGCGAAGTGCGACTTGGTTGTGGCGTTTGAGGTCGCCTTGTCCGTCTGGATCGCCGTAGCGGATGAGTTCGACTGGCATTTCGGCAGCGATACCCCACTTAATGGCGTCGTAATCGCCAACGACGAGCTGGACACCGTTGAACTCGCCAACTTCCTTGGAAGCGGCGGCGCGAAGTCCTTCGAAAGCTTCCACGTTGAGACCAAACTTGCCAAGAGATGGATACTCTTGAGTTCCGGCGTTAGTGGTAAGACCTGCGAGTTTGCTAGAGGCTTTATTGCTAAAGCCGATGGCGTTAGCGTCGCTGACGGAGCCAATGGCGGTCTTGAGCGCGACGTTGATGTCGGCAGCGGAATCAGAATCCGCCGGAACGACGATGGAAGAGCCGGGCTTCAAGATATAATCTTGAATAGACGTGGCTTGCTCTCCGGTCAACGGGTTGATACCGTGGATGATGAGAGTATCGAGATCTTTCAAGAAGTCGCTACCCATCCACTTGCGTGCGAGAGTATCAACGACGCGAAGTTGCTTAGTCTCGTCGAAGATGAGGAACTCTTCGCTCATACGCTCGGTGTATTGAAGTTTGACAGTGCGGACGTGGCGGAGAGGAATGTTGGTCGGGGTTTTAGATTTTGCTGCACCCTCGCCAACAACTTCACCCTTAGTGCGACCGGAGAGGTCGAAGAAAGAGGTGTCGCCAAGTTGGACTTGCGGCAAGCGGTTGGTCAATTTATAAATGACACCCGGATTCATCTTGCCTACAAAAGTTTGGTCGCTGAATTGCTTGGCAATATCAACGATTGCAAATGGAGATTCCATTGTAAGTTTCCTTTCGATTATTCGTTAGTCTTGCCAACAAGCTTAACGAATCCACTCCCTTCTGGCGGATTAGTCGTCTTTTTTTCGGGGAAGGTCGTGCTTGTCGTTTGTGATCCGAAGTTCGATTTGAGCGCGTCTGCTTTAGCCCTCATTTCTTCATCGGTTCCGTTTCCCAAGAACTCCTCTACGTCCGGCTTAAAACCATACTCAGCGGCAATGGTTTTTCTGCGAATGCGCATTTCTGCGTCCTTCCAGCCTTTAGTAGCCTCATCAAGTTTGGTCTTCGTTTCGGCTTCGACTTCTGCGCGGATTTTGTCGGTCGTTTCCTTCCGAATCTGCTCCTCAAGTTCCGGTCGGATTTTCTCAAGCTCTTTTTCCTTAGCGATTGCCAATTTTTTCGCTACGATTTTATCCGATTTTTCCTTAAAAAGTTCTTCAATCTGCGCCGGTGTTGCCTCAATGACCTCGCCTGCGTCGTTCTTTGTGTAAAACTGCATCCTTTTTTACCTCCGTGAAAGTTATAACGTTACCTACATTATAGAACAAAAACCGAACAAAAACAATACAAAAACCGAACAAATGTAGTAAAATAGACTTGGGGGAACACCATAAACTCCAAAATCTAAAACAAATAAAACCAAAAATCTCCCCGCCTCGCAGGGGGAGATTTTTTAGAGTTGGCTCGTGGTTTGTTTTTCTACTACCGAATTGATGACGCGGTCAATATCTTCAGAGTCAAGACCAAGCGTCCGCCAAAGTCGCCTAGAGAGCAGGATGCCGGGGGCTTTTTCCGCCATCTTGAAGACGCTGTCGCCAACTTTGGCTACGTCAGCACGGTAAATTGGCTTAAACACCGGCACTGTGGCTTCATATTTGGCTTGCAGATTCGGATCAATGCTCGTGAGGTTGTTATCTACCATATAGAGCGTTAAGCAGAAGTATTTGAGTTGTTCGCCAAGTTCCTCGTGCCACTTGATAATTTCATCGCGAAGGTCGTCCGAGATAATCTCCAAAGATTCCGGGTTTTGCGGAGCGTTTGATTGCTCGCCAAGATTTGATGGCATCAGTTTCGTTGTCGCGCAAAAACTGTTTTTGGCGATTTCGATGGTCTCTTTGAACGGCTGCATTGAGTGCTGCGCGAACTCGCCGATTTTAGGGATTTCTCCGTCGGAATTCGGGCCAATTACGACAGTGTCGCCAGTTTGCCCCTCAACCCTCTGAATCTCCGTATCCGCATCGACGCCAAGCAGCGCGTCGACTTTCACGTTGTAATAATAAGCCGCAATCATCGCTTGGCGGAGCGTGCGAGAGGCGTCGATAATCGCGTCTCTTGCCGCGTGGTTTAGCACCGATCTGCCCATCGGGTGTTTAGTCGTCGAGCGATAGGTAAATAGTCCCATCAGCGGTCGTCCGGTTTGGTTTGCAATCTCCTTTTCGGCTTGATTTTCGAGTTTGATACGAGTGCGCGTTTTTTCGTAAATCACATAACTTTTTGGGGTGTCGTCTACGCTTGGCGCAACTCCAGACTCTTTCTTCTCGTCAGAGAACGCCGCCGCGCCAAAACTCAAGTTCTGTTCCTCCCAATCGAATACGCCGGAGGCTTCTTGCGCCGTGAACGGAAGCACGCGCTTGCCGACTAACCCCATAAAGCCACAGCCGGCCACCAAGATGTCCTCTTTGATTTTAGCGAGGGCTTCGTAAACGTGATATTTCTTCGCGATTTCCGTGAGACCGAGTTCATCGTTTTCAAAACAATCGAAGGTCGTCTTGTTGCCTCGCACTTCAATCGCTCTCGATCCCCAGCCTACTCTTGATTTCGGGATTAGTTTTGCCATCTTCCCGCGAGAGAAGTCTTCAAAATCATAAGTCCCTTCATAAAACTCATATTTCTTTTTTGGAAGCTGACGCTTGCTATTGATTTCTTTCCAATTCATCCGCGAATCCCCCTCATCAAGCCAATTTTACGTTTGCCGCTAATACTTGAAAATCCAAGCAGCTCAAGTTCTTTTTGCTCGAAGTATGCTTTTTGAAGCGCATTGGCACCGAAGTTGACCGTTTCGGCGTAGGGCGTAGCACTCTGGGCGTAAGAGACCGCGTCTGGAGCTTCAACTCTGCGAGAAAGTGCCCGCATCACAGCATTTGCAACTACCATCTTGACAGTATCGGTATAAACTGCTTTGCCGCCGTTTTTGTCGAGTAATAAACGCGCGTCGAGATTAACGCCGTTATTCCGCGCGATTAACCTCAAATAACTTGAGACAAAGGTAATCCACTTCTGCGCTTTTGTCTTGTCTGCCTCCACGTCAAGTTCAACACCAAGGGCTTCGAGGTCGCTAAGTTCAATCAAATCCTTTGTTTTAGCCATACTTGCCTTTCGGAGTTTAACCGCATATTAACCGCAAGCGTGGCGTGCTTTGTTATTTTTATTATACCAGAAAAATTATTTCTTTGCCGGTTTTTCTTTTGGAGTAGCGGGCTTTTCGGTCTTCTCCTCTGTTTTCTCGGTTTTCGGCTTCGTCTCCGCTGATTTTTCGCCCTCCGGTTTTTTCGTCTCTTCTGGTTTTTGAGCAGCGGGCTTTTTACCGGTTGCCGGCTTAACTATTTCAAATGCATTTTCTGGGAACTTAACCCCGTCGAGCACTTCAGTAATTTTTCCGGTTTGCTTGTTTTTTAGTAACATTTTAGTAAATCCTTTCTGCGATGCAATATCTATCCCATCGCGTTGGTTTATTCTTTTCCATCGATTCGGCCTTTATGGTCGTTCCGATAACGTGATATGAGTGTCCCTCCAAATTAACCCACGCTCCCTCTACTTCGCCCTTGAACTTTTTGGGGAGGTGAATGAGGATTTCCGGTCGTCTGGTTGTCGGAGAGCCGTTTTGAGCAATCAGACAATCCTCGACAGAAATCTTGGGCGTAATAGTTCCGTCGGCGTTTGGTTTGTTGATGAAATCAATCGTTGTGCCTCGCATTTTTACTCCTTAACTTTGATAAAATTAGTTGAAGTTTCCCCCGCCTCAATTCTTCGTAATCTGTCATCCCACCCTACTGTCTGACCGTTTTGGTCGATAAACTTTGACGCCTTGCTCGCTTTTGTATAATTCCTTACTACCCCATTTCTTGAGTTATAGCCAGATACAACGATACGACAATCGCAATCATCGTGCCTTGCGAAAACCTCCGAATCGGGGTTGACATAATGCCCAGCAAGTTTTTGACACCAATCGCAGGTTTCGCCAACGATGCTTCGATCGACGGTGGGATGTTTTTGAAGAGAATTGGCGTTTTTAACCGCTACGTCTGCCGCTCTGCCAACTAAAGTGTCGAAAAACTCCTGCACGATTCTTTGGTCGTCGAGTTCAAAAGCCGAATCGCGCACCACTCGCTGCGCTAGGGTTGCGATTTGGTCATTTTCGTCGACTATAACCGTTGAATGAATCGCCGCCGAATCGACGAGAAAGCTGATGTCGCCGTAAAGTTTATCTGTAAACGGCACCGCAATTTCTCCGAGCAGGCTAGCGATAATCGTCTTTTTTCGTTCCGGGGAAATTGACCAGCCTATCACTCTCTTGATGAGTCCATAGGCTTCTGCCGCCACATCCTCCGCTACTTCATAAAAGTCCATTCGAGAATGCCTTTCTGAATTGCTTTGATACCGTTTTTGACCTCCGAAGCCTGTTCCTCGGTGAGTTCCGCGAACTTGGCGTCCGGCATCGCCTCTAACTCGTCAATCCGCCGCGAAGCCCAATTCTGCGGGAAGCCTTCTTTTTCTGGAAAACGCACGCCTTTCTGATTCGCTAAATCCGATAGATAATCGCGGGTTTTTCCTGTCATAACCCCTATTATACCATATTTTCCCGAACATTTCCCGAACACCGTTTTTTTTCTCGCGTGAGATTTTACCCA